GGCGATAAACGCGGTCGGCGAGGACGAGATATTCGACCGGATGTCACGCGGTGAAACCGTGAGCAAGATCATTGGCGAGTTCAATGTGGGGTGGAAGCTGTGGAACAAGTGGCTCGACGCTGAGCGCGGGCGTAAGGAGCGCTACAGAGCGGCTCAGGAGGCCGCTGGGCACTTCTTCGCGTCACGCGCGGTGGATACGGCGCAGAACGCTGATCCCGCGACGGTGAACGTGTCACGTCTTCAGGTGGACACCGACAAGTGGATCGCGTCGAAGCTGAACCAGCAATACGACGTGCGGCAGAAGGACATCGCGATCAACATCAGCGTGAACGACTTGCACGCGCAGGCAGCGCAGTTGCTTGGCGACGTGGACGATATCGAGGACGCTGAGATCGTGGAAGAGGATGGCGAATGATGGCGATTTTGCACATCGAGAGAGGGAAGCGCATAGGCGCGCGCGGTTACACATTTTTGACCAAATGGTCAAATATTGACGCTCCGCAGCACAGCAATATGCACAACGATACAACTTTAAATAGTTGTAAAACGCTAACGTGCTGATATTGCTGCATATTTTATTTAACATAATAACGATTATGCGATTCCAGCCGGTTTCGAGGCCATATTCTGACCAGATGGTCAGGTTTGACCCCCCCCTCTTTTGGCGCGGCGGGGTGCAATTGCAATGACCCCCCCACGCATACCCGCCATACCCCCCACCCCTTCACGTTTTCCGAGAAATAGGAGCCACGCGAAAAAATGACCAGCACCCCCGCACCCCAAGATAACCCGTTTCTGGCGCTCATGCGCCGCTATCGTGACGACCCTGTCCGCTTTGCCGAGGAGGTCATTGGCATCGAGCCCGACGAGTGGCAGGTTGAGCTGCTGGACGCCGTCTCCGCGCCTGCCATACGCCGTGTAAGCGTGCGCAGCGGCCACGGCGTCGGCAAAAGTACCGGCGTCGCCATGGCTGCCCTGTGGCATGTGTTGATGCGCGTGCCGAGCAAGACGGTTGTCACGGCGCCCACCAGCGCGCAGCTGTTTGACGCGCTGTTCGCTGAGATGAAGGCATTGGCCAAGAAGCTGAAGCCGCCGTTTGACAGCCTGCTGGAGGTGAAGTCTGATCGGATTGAGCTGAAGAGCCACCCCGAGAGCACGTTTATTTCGTGCAGGACGTCACGGGCGGAGCAGCCCGAGGCGCTGGCCGGCGTTCACAGCCCCTCGGTGCTGCTGCTTGCTGACGAGGCCAGCGGGATACCCGAGGCGGTGTTTGAGGCTGCCAGTGGGTCGATGTCCGGCCACACCGCGACGACGGTGCTGACGGGCAACCCCACGCGTAACACGGGGTTCTTCTACGAGACGCACAACCGGCTGCGCGACGACTGGCACACGATGCATGTTTCCTGCGTGGACAGCCCGCGCGTCAGCGATGACTTCGTGGCGGATATGCAGCGCCGCTACGGGCCCGATAGCCCCGCTTATCATGTGCGCGTGCTTGGCAATTTCCCGCCGTCCGAGGAGGACACGGTGATACCTGTCTCGCTGATCGAGGCTGCCATGGCCAGCGACGTGCGTGTGCATGAGAATACGGCGAGCATATGGGGTCTGGACGTCGCGCGTCAGGGCGGGGATGCGTCTGTCTTGGCCAAGCGGCAGGGGCCCGTCGTGCATCCGCTCAGCGTGTGGCGCAATCTCGATCTGATGCAGCTTACGGGCGCCGTGAAGGCGGAGTATGACGCGCTGCCGGCGGATAAGCGTCCGCAGGAGATCATCGTGGATAGCAACGGGTTCGGCGCAGGCGTGCTGGATCGTTTGCGTGAGGTGGGGCTGCCGGCGCGCGGGTTGAACGTGTCGGAGCGCGCCGCCGCCAATCAGACATATGTGAACCTGCGCGCGGAGCTGTGGTTCAAGGCGAAGGCGTGGCTGGAGGGGATGGATGTTAAGCTGCCGCGTGACGACGCGTTATATGCTGAGCTAGCGGCGCCGCGATATCACTTCACGTCAAGCGGCAAGATGCAGGTCGAGAGCAAGGACAGCATGAAGAAGCGGCGCGTTGCCTCGCCAGATCGCGCCGACGCCGTGTGCCTGTCATTGGCGACAGACCACACGGCGATGCATTTCGGTTCCAAGGTTGGCGGGTGGGGCGCGCCCCTTCGCAGGGGCATACGCGGGGTCGTTTAGGGCTTGTGCGCCTCGATGGCCTGCAGGCTGTCGAGGACGTCGTACCATGAGTAGTGGCACGAATACTCGACCACGCCCGCATCGACGTATTTGTCGGCGCCGTCGATCCAATACATGTATTGGCGGCTGCCGTCGAAATATGTGTCGTATTGGCTTTCGATGGTGAAGCCGAGCTTGGCGGCCAGACGCTTTGCCTTGGCGCGGTCGCCGTCGGCAGGCTGCGCTGCGCGCTTTGGCTTGGCCGCTGCCATGGGCTTGGTGATCGCGCCCATCGACTGCAGCTCAAACACTTCGGCGACGCGTGCGCGGCGCTTGACGCGCTTGTCGCGGATCGAAGTGGGATCGCCGAGGATGCCGCACACGATGCGGCGGCCTTGCACAAGCTGCCAGTGCCAGCCCGCGACGACCAGAAACACGCGGTCGGCGGTGCGCTGCTTGACGGTGTGCTTGAGCCACGCCGCCAGCGTCGGGCCTTTGCTGCGGCTCAGCGCGAGGCCGAAGCTTTCGCGCGTGCTGTCGACGCCGCACATTTCGAGGGAGCGCTTGACTTCCCATGTGCTGGTGCCGGTGACTGACTTGCGCCCGCTGACGTGACGTATCAGGCGCGCAGCCTCGCCAGTGGTCATGCCTGTGATGGCGCTGATGACGGCGGGGCCGCAGTAGCGGTTTTTGTCCGCTTTGGTTTCGCCGTGGTTGATTGATTTGATTTTTAGTTTGGTCATGTTGCCCTCCCGAGCGTTGCGGGGCCGCAGCCCCTGTTGATTTTTAGCTGTTGAGCCATTCGTCGTAAGTTTTTAATGGCGCGCCGCCGCGTGTAATGTCGCCGCCCTTACCATCATCTGCGCAATCCAGATAAATCTGGTATTCCGCATTGTTTGACCCGCGATAGCGAGTCTGCGTAATTTGTGGTTTCAAGCTGCCATCTTTGTTAATTCCAGTGTTCATTTGCTTTTCTCCATTGCTTATACCTGACGTTAACATTTTGTTAACATAGGTACAACCCCCTAAATGCAGCTATTTGCATTTTCTCTGAAAAAAGTTTACCTTGGCCTTGCTCAGAGTGGTTTCATGTCCACGTCTGTACCTCATCGCGGGTTTTCCTCCCTGTACCCGCACAACTTGACCCCGTTGCGCCCCTCCCAGCGCGCGGGGTTTCTTTTTGGCGTTTTAATGTTATTATATCGCAAGATATTATGGAGATTGTGATGCCAAATGTAGGTGGTAAAAAGTTCCCGTACACATCCGCAGGCAAAAAGGCTGCAGCCGCTGCGATGAAAAAGAAGAAGCAGTATGGCACAACGACGAAGCGGAAGATGCCCGCGCGCAAGAAGTGATGTGGACGGCGCTGCTCCTGCTTTGCAGCGTCGAGGGTAACTGCTTTGCGTTTGGCAGCCCCGTGATGCAGAGCGAGAGCCAGTGCATACAGTCCATACCGAGCGGGCTGGAATACGCGCGGCAGACGTTTCCTGCGTACCGCGCGATGGATTATCAATGCGTCCAGTGGGGCGAAGGAGCGTAGATGGCGACGGCGAAGAAGACCAACCCGAAGCTATGGGAAAAGTCGAAGGCGCGAGCCAAGGCTAAGATGGGCGGGCATAGTGCGCGTGCCATGCAGCTCGCCACTAAGTATTACAAGGAAGCGGGCGGCGGTTATTCTGGCTCAAAGAGCAGCGGCAACAGCTTGTCCAAGTGGAGCAAGCAAGACTGGGATTATTCCGGCGAGGAGGGCAAAAGCCGCTACCTGCCCAAGTCTGCACGCAAAAGTTTATCATCTGGTCAAAAATCCGCCGGATCGCGCGCCAAGAATAAGGCGACCAGCTCCGGCAAGAAGCGCGCGCCCTACACGGCTGCAGAAAAACGCGCAGTGAAGAGGGCGTAATGGCGACGAAACGCAAATCAGGCCCAAGCCTATCTGTTGGGCGCGGCGAGAAGCTTTCGGTGAAGCGTGGCGGCGGTTTAACCGCCAAGGGGCGCGCGAAGTATAACAAGGCGACCGGCAGCAAGTTAAAAGCCCCCGCGCCGAGCCCCAAAACGAAATCAGAGAAAGCGCGTAAAAAGTCGTTCTGCGCCCGATCACGGGGCTGGACGGGTGAACGCGGCAAGGCAGCACGCAGAAGGTGGAAGTGTTAAGATGAGCATACTCGACGACATTATTAGAGCGGCAATGCGTGGCAGATACCCAGAAGTGATGCCGCCTGTTCTCAAGTTTGACAAGAAAAAGGGCAAAGAATATCTTGCTAAGGAGCTTGGCCCAGAGGCAAAGCAAGTTAAGAAGGCTCGCGATGCTGCGGTTAAACGAGTTAACGCCGGTGATTATGACCCGTATTTTGACGTCTCCGAGAGGTTTCCGGTCGATAGGCAGAACTATCCGATTGCTTCGCAGCCAAATCAAACGCTGCAGGTTTTGCCCGCGAAGCAGGAAACCATTGAAAAGTATAGACAAATTTACAATAACCCAGAAAGCAAAAAACGGCTGCAGGAGGCATATCTAAAAGGATTGGATATCCCCGAAACGCAAGGCTGGTATTTTATGGGCCAGCTCGAAAAAGAGTTTATTGATGAATATGGCCCAGAGCAGGGTCGCAAGATGTTCACAGCGATGTTTGCTGACCCGATGGCGGCATGGACTGGCGGAGCAGACCCAACGGCAAACCTTCTTATGGCAACATATGATAATTTCAGAAAGGTGCAGGGCGCAAACCTGCCGGAAAAAGCTTTTGACTTTCCATATCCTATCGGCGGTAGGTTTTTAGGAACAAACGCCGCTCAAGCCAAAAAGGTTGAGGCCGCCGGAGAAATAAACCCCAGAACCAACCCAAAGCGGTTCAATTTTTCAACAAATTTTCAAGGCGCTGCTGATCGAGCCACCATGGATGAGCAGATGATGACAATGGGATACGGCATGAACGTGCCAACCCCCAACACCTATGGCGCCGTTGAAGAAGTGGCCATGGAGCTGGCTGATAAAAACCGCACTACACCTATGGGGTTCCAAGAGGTTGCGTGGCATGGCGGATCAGGCAAAATCGGAAAGCCGATGATCCAGTTTGTAAACGAAGCCATTGAGCGCACAAGCTCAGTGACTGGCATGAAGCCGCAAGACGTCGTAAAAGGCATGGTGCGCGGATCAATTCCCATATTTGGCGTGGGAGCTGCGGGGATGGTTCAGCAAAACCAAAATCAATCCGACATATTAAATTATTTTCAAGACAGGGGCATCTAATGATCAAGATGACGTATGAAATGAAAATGAACGATTTTGGCATGTCTTT